GACTATACTCCATTCATTGTGTGGTTTACGTACAAGGTCAGAGTATCTGTGCTTGTTTTGTGGAAACTTGCTGGACTTGAAAAGTTCCAGTGAGTTAAAATTTTTGGGTTTGCTCCTAGTGTTGCTGCCTTATCGACAATACATCCACCAGTGATTGCATTACCTGAACTAGTATCAATTTGTGATGTAGTCCATGAGAATTTATAAGTTACAACATCAACACCTGCACCAGTGTTATCAGAATCACCATCGTTGGTTTTTGGATATGCTGAAGTACAATCTTTTTGTGCTCCAGATGTAACGATTGGGTTTGTTACATTATTATAAGTATCAGTTTTTGCTAAAGAGTTTGCACTTGAAGGATTTTGTAATATACAAGTTGCACCTGCACCACTTGCTACTGCTGCAAAGTTCTCATTTGAAGAAGGTGTTTCTGCGCATGCTTTTTTTGCATAATAAATATCGCCATCATTTGTGACTATGTTTGCTCCATAATACCATTCTTTATTACCTTGAGTATCTGTCTTAACTACACATATGTTGTTTTTTGGGTCAATGTGCTTTGGGACTTCGTTCTGAGTACCTTTGAATAGTCTTGTCATAATATACCTAGTTTAGTATTAGTATTTAAGTATTATGTTAGACACCCACGATAGCCCTAGTTGTAAGGTCTAATCCTTGAACAGATTGTACTGTTTCCTTCTCTACATCGAATGAATTCCACTCATGTTCACCTAATTCTATGGTTGTTTTAGCCTCTGGATACCTCCATTCTATAGATTTTACTTTCATCTGTAGTGGAGTTACAGCTTTAGTGCTTGAATTGTAACTACTATAAATATTTTTAGTTATGTATGAGACTTGGACTAATTGACCTATATTCAACGCATTTATAATAGTAGGAGTTTCTAATTTTACTCTAAGTGGTATATCTTTATGTTGTTTTATATAATTATCAGCGAATGTATTAAATGTTGTGGAACCCTGTTTACCAGTTTTTATTTGTATATTAGATAAATTTAATCTTCTAGAATAAACACCATTTTCATTCATAGATGTTGCATCGCTTTTTTCTACGAATGTTGGGTATGCAGAACTTGTACTAGCATTTGATTTATAGATATATTCTAATCTATAACTAACTGAACTACCTGATGTCCCATAAAATCTTACTTTTGTTTTATTATCATTAAATTCATATTCATTAGTACTTGGTGTACCAGAACCAGAATATTCATTGATTTCAGTTCCATCTGCTGTTGCTTTTATCACATAGTCAACTATAACATCATGTAAACCACCACTCATAATAACTCCAAAAGCACTCCACCCAGATGTACTTCTTGTTACAGTATGGACTCCTTTTTTAGATGATAAATCTCCTATGACAAATACTTTATTTGTAGTTTTTGTATCATCATAATAATTATCAATAACCCTGAAATGTGATTCATCTATAACATAGTTACTAGGTAAAAAGTTTTCAACTATTAACACTTTTCTTGGTAGTATATTCCAGTAAAACTGACTTGTAGGTGTTGTAGAAGAAGCTTCTAACATCATTAATGTTTCAATTACTTGTAAGAATGTACCTGTAGCAACTATATTTGCGTATTGATAGTTTACTGGGTCAGAATCTGGTTCTCTTGTGAAATGAACAAACTCATCATTACCTATATTCTCTAGAATATCTGTTATTATTTCTTCTACTGCACCAGCAGAGTATATTGTACCATCTCTTGTTACATTTGAGTTTGATGGTGTGGCTGTGAGATTTTTTACACTTAATATAGTTCCTAATATTTCTGCTGAATGTGATTTTGCTTCATATCTTTTATTATGACCACTTGTTATTTTCCATACTTTACCACCAAACTTCATAGTTAATGCTTGTGGTTTGGAAGCCCATATTTTAAATGCGTCTTCAGAACTTAAATATTTATTATAAGTTCTTAATTGTTGGAACCATCCAGCAAATCCAGTATCGTTTACCCATGATGATGTGAATTTTTTACCCAAGTACCAATATGCATTACTATTATTCAGGTCTCCAGTGTAAGAACTGTTTGATACAGTCTGCTCTTGATTGTTAATAGAACATTTTATAACACCACCTTTTCTACCAACACGTATCAAATAGTTAGTATTTGTAGAAAATGTATAATCAATCACACATATATTGTCAGAACCTGACCCATTATTTATTGTTATTTTTACATCTGTATTATCATGATCATATTCTAACCTTAAACCTTTTGAACTTGTAGAATCGTACAAGTCTATTAGTGTAGGTGTCTTGTATTGAGTGCTACTAAGATCTGAAAATTTTAAAGCAAGATATATGTCAAAGTCACCAGATAAATCAATTATAGGAGGGTTTGAATTACTTTGCTCTTTAAATCTCCTATGCATTTTTACACCATCAACTGTACTTGATGTTAAAAATTTTATTTTATAAAGTCCTTTCCATTTACCTGTTTGAGCATCCATCTCTGTATGTGTTGTACCAGCAACACAAGCAGGCATTGAATAATTACCAGTGTAATAATCATCATGTTCGTATCCAGATTCATCTCTAAAGTTACCATAAAAATTATGAATTGATGTTAAATTATCAACACTTATTACATCTTGAATATAATATACTTCATCTCTTTCTTGTATCTTACAAGTACCATCTACTGAAAATCTCATATTATCAGAAGCTCTACTTCCTTCTCTTCTTATTACAGCATTCTGTAATCTATCATAAAATCTTCTATGTGTTATAACACCACTACTATTTCTTCGTATACCACATACTTTTGATTCCAAACTAACTCACTGTTACCCATTTATCATTTGAGTCTTCTCCAGTTCTGTATAAGAAAACTGCAGATTCATCACTTATGTCACATAGATTTGCAACCTTTACTTTATATTGACCAGCACTTAATGCAGTTCCTTCACTTGTATTATTTATTGTAAATGTGGTTGATGTTGATGCTGAAGGTGCTCCATTTTCACCACCATGACCCAAAGCATATTTATTAGAACTTGCAGCACCAGCGTCTTTCCAAATATCACCCTCTTTTTTATATCTTATATGTGCACCTGTTATTGTAGGTGCGTCTGAACTATCTGCATATGATGTAGAGGTATTCCATGAAACAGAGATTGAACCACTACCACCAGTTAGTTCAACCTTTGATGGTCTTTCTGGAACATCTGCTTCAAATATTGTTACAACATTTCCAACAAAAAATGCAAGTTGAACAGTCCATACTACTCTTCAAATATTGTTACAACATTTCCAACAAAAAATGCAAGTTGAACAGTCCATACTACTGGTGAAGCAGAATCAATTCTAAATGTTACACCACCAATAGTTCCATCATCTTGTAATTCCACAACATTACTGTCATCTTGAATTACTATTCTGTATCTAGCCTTTACAGACGTTGGAACAAACTCATCTCTCCATTCTCGTATCTGTTTTGCAGCAGTAGTACCAGTACTTCCCTCTGTAAATTGATTATTGTTTATATTATATGTACCATGATTGTTTTCACCCTCCATTATCTTCCAAGATATATTACCAGATGCAGAATTTCCTTCCATCTTAACAAGTATATTTTCCTCATGATTTTCTTCTGGTAAAGGCATTGGTGATACTGGTGTTCTAACATCCCAATTAAAATCACCTAAATTAGATATTCTATATGCTTTCTTTGCAGTGTCTGCACCCTCACTCATTTTTATTATGTATATGTTACTCATACTCTCACCCTGTTTGTAACTCCACCACCACCACCTGCTTGTCCACTAGGTGTTACAGATACATGTTCTGCACCTCTTTCACCGACCATCATCATAGTTGGTCTTGTTACTACACCGTCGTATCCATTTGCTGCTGTTATACCAGAAAAACTTGCAAAACCTCCTATAGTCTGGAAGAAACTTACAAACCTATGCCATGCACCACCTATTGCATCCCAAATACCTCCTAAAGTATCTCTAAAGAAACTTACAAACTTATCCCAAGCCCAACCAATCCAACCTTGAATATGACCTAAATCTTGTATGAATGATTTATATTTATTCCAATATCCATATAGGTTTTCATTTATAGCACCAGCAACATTTTTAAAGAATGTTTCAATAGAAGACCAAAATGCAGTGACAGCAGAAATATTAGATGTAAGAGTAGTACCCCAATCAAAGTCTTCTAATTCTTTAGCCCATTTTGATATGGCACCTTGTTTACCAAATAATGGATCATCATCTCTTGGTGTGAAAGTAAAATTTGATATTAAATTATCAAAAGATAGTCCCATTATAGCAGCAACTATATTTCCTAAATAATCACCCCATTTTATCATTTTTGGATATAATGTAGTGTACCAAGGTATAATAAACTTTCTAAGTAACATAACTAAAATTGGTCTCATTAAGAATCCAAAGAAGTCACCTATAGGTCTTAAAATCATCATTACACCAAAATTCAAAAGCTTTCTCATCTGTTGGAACATAGGAGATGCGTCGAATGCCATTTTTAATACTTTAAGTAATGTACCAGCTGCACCAGCACCTATAAGAATACCAGCAGCGTGTTTTTTTGCAAATTCACCCATTGCAGATAAACCTTTTCCGAGTTTACCCTGTTCACTGAAAGCTGCTTTTGCATCACCTAAGTCACTTTCTGCTGCTTCTTTCTGTTTTCCAAATTTTTCTTTTTCACCAGCGTCTTTTGTTTTTTCAATTAATTCTGTTAAGTTAGATATTTTATTTTCTAATTCAGTAACTGATTCTGCTGCTTGATCATAACTAGATGCTAAACCCCTACCTTGATTCATTAATTTACTAAAAACTGTACCTACTGTAACACCATTTTTCAACAAACCAGTAAACATTTGTAATTGTGACTGCGCACCTTTTAATGATGCTCTAAGATGAATATTTTCCTTAATTCTTTGATCGTCTATAGCTCTTAATTTCTCCCTATCTTCCATGGTCATATGGAAACTCTTATTTTCCTCAGATCTTGCTTTATTAGTTTTCTTTATAAAGTCATTTTGAGTCTTCATATGCTTGAGTAGTTCTTTAAGGACTTTGTTTATTTCTTTAGTAACATCAAAATCATCATCTTCTCTATCATCTTCTGCACTCATAATCTTTTATATTCCTTCTAGTTTAAAAAGATTTCTTGGATGATTTCATGCTTGCAGCCTCTTTTCTCTTCTCTTCTGTATGAAATGCTATCAATTTTCGTAAATAATCTAATGGTTGCTTATCAACTGTACGTTTATCCCAACCAAATTCTACAGCGCATACGTAGTATACTACGAACTTGTTTCTGGTTCTGGGAGTGAGCCTGTAAACGTCTCCACCCAGTCCCCTAAGTATTTCGCTAAAGGGAAGTCCTTCATGACCTCCTTCATGATCGTATCTACCGTTCTGGATGGTAGATTCCTTAAGGCAACTGCATCATTTACAGTGAATGGTGCCTTCTTGATAACTTTAATTAAAATTTGAAACCTGTATTTTGGTATGTCTACTTTTGGTTTATTCAAATCTCCTAAATCTATACAATTTTGTAATATTCCATCTAACTCACCGTAAGTTAAATCATCTTCATATTCTATAATTTCATTTGAGTCTTTCCAGCTTATTTCAAAACTCTTAATAGCCATGTATGTATTATTTAAAAGTAATTTATAAACCTATTGGTTAACTATTTACTACTGATATCTTTGCTCTTCTAATTTGCCAGTTAACTTCTTCAAAGACTGGTTCTACTGGTTCCAATCCACTTACAGAGTGGTCATTGTATCCTAATCCATAACCTTGTACCTTTATTGTTTTTGGACTTGATGCTCCATTTGTAAAGAATAATTCAAATTCTGCTCCACTTCCAACATCTCCACCTACTGATTCTTTATAGGCTGTACCTTTTAGTTGTTCAAATACGTGATCAATTACATCATCACTTCTTAATGCTTGTCTGAATCTACCTGTAATATCTAGACTTCTCTTAATACCAGCAACAGATTGTTGTGAACCTATTGTGTATAACAAGTCTGAGTTTTGTGTGAATGTTAAGTCTACATCTTGTAATTCTACTAATGCATCTCCAGCAGTTGCAGAAGATCCTAATTTTAATGTACCGTGTGCAAAAGTGAAAGGTAATGAATTTTCTGTTGCATCATCTGAGAAATGACTGCTTGTGTTACTTGGTACGTCTTCTTTTCCATAAACTATATCAGCAGTACAGTCTACTGTACCTCCGATTGTGGTTGTTAATGCTAATGAATTTGTTACACATCCTTTTAATGTTCTAACCATATAGTCAGTTTCACCGTTAAAACCTATTTCAGTTGTAAACGAACTACCAACTAGTGTTTTACTTGCTGCACCTTCTGTTGAACTACCATAAATGTATGGGTTTCCAGATGAGCCAGCACCAGTTGCTGCTCCATATATTGACTTAAAAATATTATGTGATGTTGTATCTCCAAGTACAAAGTTAATTCCTAAAGTACCAGATTGTGTACCATAAGCATAAGCAGTTGGGTCTACTTGACCTAATTTACCTAAACTCATCTTATTATGGTTTAAAGTAAATGAACTTACTGCAGTTCTTTGACCAAAAGAATTGGTAATAGAGCCTGCTGAACCACCGAATGTGGATTCATAACCATAATTAACATATGCATATGCACCTGTGCGTACCATATAACTGTTGGTGCATGTTCGTATTTAAAGATTACTTATGGGTTTGTCTTTCTTATTGATATGGTCAATATGTGATTAAACATATTACGCATGAACTGATTTCTCGTATATGATGAAATTACCCTTAAATCTGTATAATCTGTACCACCTCTGATTTGGTCTGTTATAATTTTTATAGCCTCCTTGACAATATCATTATGTCTCTCATCATCTTGATAAGTTCTTATATCTAGGTCTATGGTTACATCGTGCCAGTGATCTGTTCCATATAGGCTGAAATAGTTGACTTGTTCTGATTTTGGGGTTACTATAATCTGGTCTCTTCTATCATCTATAAATCCAGTAGATCTTTTTTCCCATGCCTTATTTATCTCTGGTGTCTGACCAGCAGACCAATTATTATTAAGTAGGTCTATTACTGTCGTTGCTGCATCATATTGAAAAGAACTCAAAATTTACCACTCTCATATTCCCATGTCTGTGTCCATTTAAATTTAACATTAACCCATTTTTCGTTTTTACTAAAAGTTCCTTTTTTTGGTCTCATTTTATGTGTTATCATATGCCATTCATGATCAGTTAATTCTGCTGGTTTTCTTCCTACATACCATATTTTTCTTGCAACTCTAAAGGATATAGAATCTATTAAATCTTTTTTTTGTGTATCTGTAATTGTTTGAACTTCAGTTCCTCTCCACATATTATACTCTTGTACCCAATTTTTCACTTTTGATTTTTCTACCCACTCTGCTATTCTATACATATCAACTCTAGTTTGAGGCATTATATAATTTCTATAATGTTCTGGTAATTTTTCTTCTGGGAATTGACCACTTTTTTTAGATATTGCAACATCTGGAGGTTCATCATATATGTTTTCTTTTGGTTTAAACATTGCTTCTAATCTATCAGCAAGTTCTAATAAACCAGATACATCATTTAATTGAACGTCATCTACACCAGTTGGTGTATTTATTTTTAATTTATTACCTTTTCTTCTTGCAGAAAAACCTCTGTCTCTCAATAACCTTGCTGACTTTGTCAGAAAATACTGTTGAAAATTCATTATGCTACCGTAAATATTTCCCTACGGTTTTCAATACACCTTTCGATATCATCTTCCCATTTTTGTTTAGTTTCAGATGTATTAGTCATACCACCAGTAGGAAGTTCGTCCATTCTGAAACTTGTATTCATGATTTCTGTACAAGTCATTTTAATTATTACATCTGTGATATCTGATGGTATCTCTGAATCACCTGCAAAGTTTTCTCCACCGTATCTATAAGTTACTCTTACTCTGTTTTTTCTAAGTATTGAAAATATGTATCCTCTGAGATATACAGTTCCTCTTTCATATTCTGCATCGTACCATTGAGAATTACCTAAAACATTTTCCCAAGTTGCACTAGCACCCTGCCAAATTTCTATTTTATCACCAGCACTTGTATCAAATTCATAAATATTTCTATGTTTTAAAAATATTGGAGTACCCCATCCATAACTGTACAATAATGGTAAATCATGAATTTCTCTTGTAATCTTTTTTGATCTCCAAGCATGTCCAACTCTTCTATCAAATTCATCTTCTTTTCTATTAATTATTTTTTCAACTTGCGCTTTATTAGGAGTTGTATTCGCTGTTATAGGAACCCTTAAATAGTCAGAAATATCCCCTACAGTACAATATGTTGTTGCCATATATAGACTAATTACTCTTCGTATTTAAATTTACTTAAATACAACTGTGTATTCAGCGTTGCCAGTAATATCTGCAAATATACCATCTTCAAATCTTCTGTTAATTCCTACATATGTTCCTTGATTTTCAGAGAAAATAGTAAATTCGGTTGTACCACTACCAGATGTGCCATTTTTAAATATACATTTTGAACCAGATGAACCAGTTTTAGAAACATATACATTTACTATAACACCATGAGCAGCTTTAACTACAGTGTCAGCGTTAAAAGATACTACATTGTGGTTATATTCTACCATGATTTATAACATAATTACGAATATATAAGGATTATGCCTCAAAAAGAAAAAAAAGTCGGCTATTTTGGACTCTAGTAGCCTATGACTAGAAACTCAAACACTTTTGATTGTGTTGTTGTTGAGCTGTTTGCTAATTCTACGAAAGCTGCACCTGCTGAGCCACCAACTGTATAGAGTTTAATCTTTTCATTGGCTTTGTCATATTCTACCTTGTGAAGTGAATCCGTGAAAGTTGGGATTACTGCAACGAGTGTAGAGATTCTTCCCTCTTTAAGGTCAGCTGCCACTCCGTTGGTCGCATAGTTATCAGAGCCACCGAAGGTAACTTTGACAGCATATACTCGCAACTTTGATGTTAAAGCTGCTTGCCATGAGAGTGTTTTTCTCACGTTAGCGTTTGTCCAATCGGATGTACTGATTGTTAATGCCATATAAAAGTGTAGTATCTACCTATATATAAAGATTAAAAAAAAGAAAAGGATGGTTTGACTAGAGTTTAATATCTCTAATTTTACCTTGAGATTTGAAGTGTCTACAGACAGTTTCACCCATAGTTCTGTATACGCCTTTCTCAACAAATGCATTGTTGACAAATGGATATGCAGGGGTTCTTCTTGTTGCTTCGTAGTATTCAGTTGGAATTGCTATTTGGATTCCGATTCTTGGATATCCATAACCCTCAGCATCTGATGTGTCCAATGCGAATAATCTACCGATCTCTGCTGAGTCGCTAGCATTGCTTGGTGCATCCTTGCTTGGGATGAATGGGATTCCATAAATGGAGTCTACATGAATTCCTACACCTGTTCCTCGGAATGTTTGAATTCCGTTTACGTCGACTTGAACTAATGCTTCACCGTATGGGTTTGGAATACGGACTGAAGGCATGTATAAGCCTTGTATCTCGGAATAAACTTCGTGGGAACCTAGGAATACGTTTGGATCTTTACCTGCTGCAATACGGATCTTTCGTAAGAAAGTACGTAATGTATCGTCAGTAAGGACACCGTTAGTACCAATGGTACCTGAAGCAGATTCTACAGTACTATCAAAGTCAGTACCTGAGTCTCTGTCTATTGTTGCGTTAGCAGCCCAACAATCATAGTAACCACTATGTGAACCACCTAATGCATCTTCTTCAGCATCGCTGGAGATGATACGATCTAGTGTTTCAAAGTCGGTTGTACCAGTGTTATTGCCGGATGCGCCTGCAGCTTCAGCTTCAACATCTGCTAAAAGCATTCTATTAAGGAACTCTTTGTGTTGTACAGCCATATACAATCGGAGTGAACCAAGTCCTCCCCAAATGTCGTCTTTAGAGTGTGTTGCCAGCCATTCCATTACTTCAGATGCTGAGAAAGGCAGTTGTGCTGTCTTTGGTCTAACATCAATTTCTTGGAGTGTTGGTTTTACAGTCTCTGCTATTTGTCCACCCTCTGCAGTACCACCTAAGGTAGTGTTACCGTTAGTAGTGTTGAGAGTTGGTTTTGCTGTAATTACACGCCATCCAGATTTATCCCAAGGGTACTTAGGTAAAATGCCGAAGGCGTTCGCTTCCAAGTTCAACTGTGCCCATGCATAAGCTCCAAATACGGCATTAAATGTGCCTGCAGTTGAAGTTGTGATTGGTGCGTCAGCTTTCCTTACAAGGTTTCTGTTGTGTCCATAGTAGAGTGCTTCAAGCTCATCGATTGTTTTCACTTGAACCATTTTAATATGCTCCTACTTCGTCTTCCGAAGGTGTGTAATACTTTCCACCGAGAATGTCACGAGCTACCTGTGCTAATCCTTCTGCTCCACCAGCTCTTGCATCTTTCAAAATCATTGACTCATCTTTAAAGGATTTGTCAACACTTTCTAATGCTGCATTAGGTCGTGGGGTTTCGGTTGTGAAGGTGTGTTCGGATTTCTCAATTAAATTTGTATCGTCTGATTTTTGTTGCATTTTCAATCCACCTTTGTCTGATGAAGGTTTCTTGTCTCCAGATCTATCGTCATCTAATCCAGCTTGTCTGGAGTTTGATTGATATGTATCTGGTACAGTAACCTTTGCACCTACGTCGTCACTTGCTGCTGTTCCTTTTGGGGAAAGTGGCAAGTCAGTTGGTGTTTCCATAGCTTTCAATCTTGTATCTAAGTCACCCAAAGTATCTAATGTAGATTTTTGAGTTTCTGCGAGAGATTGAACTACTTCTGTCAATGTATCAAAACCTGATTTTACAGATTCTTGGAAAGATTTTTCTACTACATCATTGTCTGATTTTGCTACTTCAGATTGCTCTGATTTAGCAACTTCTTCAATATGTTCGTTAGAATTTTCTTCGTTGACCATGTCGTTAACTAAAACTATATATAAAGGGTATATAAAGATTTCGTTAATCCTTATTTACAGTGGTTTCTTTGTTTTGTGCACCTAATGCACTAACTAATTTCTCTTTTGGTGCTGCTTGACCACCTAGTTGATTATTACCATCTTCTGTTTGATAGCCTGATTTTTCAACATCGTCTTCAGGTTCTGATGTTACAGCACTTGCAACAGTTTGTGCTACTGCTCTACCTGCACCTGCTAATAATGCACCAACTACCTTATTTACTGCTGCATCTGAAAAAGAACGTTTTACTTGTTTTTTATCACTGTTTAATGGATTATTTACACCTTCTGTATCTGTTGTAATTAGGCTATTTTCACCACTACCTTGCTTATGTGCATCTGAAGCACCTAACATTCTACTTCCAAGTGCAGTACCTGTTGATGATGGAGAATCATTTTTACCTATACCACCTTCTATTTTTGGTATTTTTGTATCAACACCGTCTTTTATTTCACCTATTTTATTGTCTGTTTTAATTGGTTTTACAGTTTTACCCATACCTCCAGCATCTACTGTTTGTGATGCTGTTGCTGGTACAATATCTGCGTTTGACAAATCTTCACCTTT